ATGATAAACAATAAAAAAATAAAAAACTATGAAAAATATTGAATTACTAAAAAAAGTTGCTGACCTAGTCGGTTTCAAGTTTTCAAGTGTTGCTTATACATTCGCAGAAGTAGAATTAGATGGTGGTGTAATCATTACCAATTCAACTGAAGGTGAGTTCGTTTTAGGCGATATTATCAGCGTTAAAAACGAAGATGGAACATACACACAAGTAGGTTCGGGAACGCACAGATTGGCTGACGGAATGAAAATCTTTATCACAGATGAAGAAGGAAAGTTGGTTGAAATCAAAGACGCTATGGAAGAAGAAACTGAAGAAGAAGGTGTGGTAATTGTTGATGCTGAAAAAGAAAAAATGGAAAGCACACAATTAGACGCATTAAAAGCGGCAATCCACGATGTATTGTTTGCGTTTGAGGCAAACACTAAAGAAATTGCTGAACTAAAGGCAGATTTACAAGCCTTCAAGAATGAAGCAAAACATAATCCGTTAAAAGAAGATACTTTGATGTCTAACGCTTTTTCAAGCGACAGCAGATATGAAATCTTGAAACAGATGAAATTAAACAAATAAATAAAACAAACAAATAACAAATAAAATTATGAAAAACTTAAAATCTTTTAACTTTGATTTTGATACAACTGGTATGGTTGATTACTTAAATGCTAATGCCGACCTTTTACTTACGAAAATCGTAATGGATACAATTGAAAGTTCTACTTACAAAGTTGTCCCTAACATAAAGTTTGGCGAACTTATCCCCGTTTATGAAACTGGTGCGATAGACGATATTGCTTTTCCAGGAAATAGTTGTTCCTTCACAGGCGGAACTATTGAATTGACCGAGCGTGAATTGAAGGTGTGCCAATATAACATCCAGAAGAATTGGTGCGACGATGAATTAAATAGAACAATTATGTCTATTAGATTATCACCAGGTTCTTACCCACCTAACTTGGCTCCTTCTGTTGAAGAGGCTTTTATGGCAGACATCGCAAAGAAGGCTAGTGTTTATGCTTCAAGAAAGTTTTGGAATGCTGAAACTGCTACTGATGGTTGTTCTGGAATTATAGAGCAGTTGGAAAGTGCTTCTTTTAGTGCTGAGTGTATAAACGACACTTATACTGCGATGACCCCATCAAACGCAATTTCCGTGAGTGATGCTTACATATTACAACTTCCAGACCCATTAAAAGTAATCAATACTATTATGGCGTTAAACCATAGTGATTTCCAAGCACTTCAGTTGGCTTTAAGAAACCAAAACTTATTTAACTTTAATCCAATTACTTTGGCGAACGGACAAATGGCAATCCAAATCCCATTCACAAATTGTATCGCTATTTCTTGTGAAATTGCTCCAGGTTATATGGTATTGACTAACGCTGAAAACTTGTTGATGGGAACAGATTTATTGAGTGATATTTCTTCACCTATATCTTGGTATTCGCTTGATTTCCAACAAACTAGATTAAAGTTGGCTATGAAAATTGGTTCTACTATTGGTATTCCATCACAGGTGGTTTTCGCATCGTAATTAAACAAACACATTCCTAATAGTTTATAGTTCTTCGGGACTATAAACTAGATGGAAATAAAATATAAAACAAAATAAAAAATATAAAATTATGGCTTCTAATTGCGTAATTACTTCTGGACTAGCACTCGCTAGTTGTGTGAATAATGTTCCTGGTATTGATACTTTATATGTATTGACTTCAACGGGCACATCTACAGACGCACAATTCGCTACTATCACTTATGATAATGACGGATACATTACTACATTTTCTGCGGCAACTACAGGTTTAACTTGGCAACAAATAGACCTTGTTAGAAATAGTAGTGCTGCGTTAAATGAAGAAACATCTGTGAATATCCCTTCACTAGGTTTCACTTTCAACACTAAACTATTATTTACCATTCCTGGTTATTCACAGGAAAACACAAACCTTTATCAACAAATCGTAAAGAATACCCAATCTTACTTCATCGTGAAGTTGAAGACAGGTAAGTATTTCTTGGCTGGTGCTGACGGGGGAATGTTTATTGAAACTGCTGCTATTGTATCAGGTTCATTACCAGGCGACGACCAGTTGTATTCATTAGGTTTAACTTCTAATGGTTCAATCAGCGTTCCTGAAATGTTAGTTCCAACTACCTTGGCTGCGTTCATCGCAGGAACAGGTTTCGGTTTGTATTCTAACTAATAAAAAATACTTTTTAGTGGGGGGTAAAACCCCCATTTTTTTAAGCCAAATATGTTGGAAGTTAGAAAGGATTTACGGGTAAGAAAGGACAACACTTATGTCCCAATAACCCGATATATTTTAACCAACTTACGACTTGATTTACATAGTGAAATAATTACAATAAAGGTTCTATTCTACAGGAACGATGACCTAATATTTACCAAGTTATTTAATATGGGTAAATGTGGTGATACGAATGTGAATGACCTAATCAAACAGGTTCATCAACAAATACAAAATGAAGGTTAAATCATTACTTACACAATATTTTCAAGGCGAACAAGTGTATAACTACGGGGCTCAAGTTCCACCAATTTTGTTTCCTGAACCAACTATTCCCGTTAGTCCAACCCCGACACCGACACCAACTTTAACAAACACACCAAGTAGCACCCAAACGACGCCAACGCCTACCCCTTCAATTACCCCTACAAATACGGGAACACCAACACAGACGCCTACTAATACAAACACACCGACTAATACAACCACACCAACCATTACCCCAACGAATACAAGGACACCTACACCGACAAAAACGGCTACGATGACCCCAACACCCACGATGACCCCAACATCATCACCAGCAGTCCCGTATCAAACGGGATTATTGGCTATTGATTGTGGTGGTGGAATATACACAGGTGGGGTTTCTGTTAGTGTGAATGGAACACCAATTTCAATCTTATCTACTGGTGGAACAATAGGTAATGGAAGTTGTGTAAATCTAATGATTAGAAACAACACAGCAATTATTTATCAAATAACTTATGGTGGTGGATTTTCAGGTTGTTCTTCACCTGGTTTTGTTTATGATGAAGTCAGGAATATAAACTTTGCTTACAACGCACTTATTGGTTCTTTTGGTGGTTATGACTACTTGGAACAATATTATCAAGGTGGTTCTTTAATTTCAGGAACAACTAAACAAACTGCTATAGTAAATCCTGCGGCTGACTTGGGTAATGGTTGTCCTACACAAGATTTAGATTTGGTTGTAAGGTTCTACATTCAAGGTGGAATTGTTCCAAGTCCTACCCCAACGATGACCCCAACGAATACTGAAACACCTACACAGACACCTACGCCAACAAATACATTCGTATCGTATCCTGTAATATTTGTTAGTAGTGGAGCAACTTTTGATGATATATGTTCTAATCCACAACCAATACCAACATTATATTCACCACAACCATTTTTTACTAACGAACAACAACTTTACTATGATAGTGGTTTAACACAATTTATAGATTGGAGTGATGATAATAATGCATTTTTCGCATCAACAGGGGGAACACAATTATATTTTTATGGTTTTGCCCCATTTGGATTAGGAACTTATGGATTTACTTGTCCTTCACCAACACCAACCCCAACGAATACTGCCACACCGACTTTAACACCTACGAATACACTTACACAGACACCAACAAATACGCCTACAAATACAGAAACACCAACACAGACGCCTACACAAACGATTACACAGACACCAACAAATACGCCTACAAATACAGAAACACCAACACAGACGCCTACACAAACGATTACACAGACACCAACAAATACGCCTACAAATACAGAAACACCAACACAGACGCCTACACAAACGATTACACAGACACCTACAAATACGAAGACGCCGACACCGACGCCAACACCACCTTTAAGTGGAACGGCTGAAGCGAACCTTTATTTACAAGCAGTATCTACTGCCGGTGGAACATTAGACGCAACAATATCAGCAGCGACAAGAACATTATTCACATCACTTGTTAGTAATGGATTGTATAATAAAATTGGTGTTATGTATCCACTTATCGGTGGAACAGCAGCGTCCCACGCAATAGAAGGTAAAAATCCAAGTGGGACATCTGTATCTTGGTATGGTGGAATTACACACGGAGTATCAGGAGCAACAGGAGCACCAGGTGGATATGGTGATAGTGGATATAACTTTAATGCTATTCCTGTTTTATCGCAGAATAGTATTCATATGAGTTCTTACATAAATCTAAATCCAAACATCAATACTACAAATGAAGGTTTTGGTGCGATTGATACTGCCCCAACACCAAATCTTTATTATCAACTTATCAACAAAAGAGACGAAGGATATGGTGGTAATTCTTATGGCCGTATGGGTGATGTTGATGGGCAAGCATTCGCTTATGTATCCAAAGGACAAGGTTTAGCGGTTTCAACAAGAAGAAGTGCGACTGATAGAGAATTATACTTAAATGGAGCGTCGTTAAATACACAAACGGGTAATTATAATAGTAATCTAGTAACCTTACCTTGTTATGTTGTGGCGGTAAATCACCCTGCGGGCGCAGTAACTGGTAGTAATGTTATGACTTGGGCTTGGTTGTCTGTTGGTTCATCACTTACAGATGCCGAGGTTTCAACACTAAATACAATAATACAAGTTTTCCAAACATCTTTAAGTAGAAACGCTGGAACATTAGGATAATAAAAAAGATATGGAATTGGTAGGACTTTTAACATTAGAAGAAAAAACAACATTATTGGAGCCACAAAGAAAACTGGTTCAACCATCTTGGTATTTTAATCCAATACAAGATTTAGAATTAAATTGGGTAATATCACAAGCAGAAATTGATAATTCTATTTACCTTGAAAATGAATGGGTAAAAACATTACCTTTAATTGTCTGGAACCCACCATTACCACAACCACCAACCATATAAAATGATATACATAGAACAGAACGCAACAAACAACATCTTCGTAAATGTATCCCAATACAAGACGGGGGATTTTGGTGCCAATCCAAGATACTTGTGGAGATTACAGAACGCTCAAGGTAGAAACATCGTAAGTTTCTATCCTGAAAACGCAACATCAACTTACCCAAGTATGTATGCTAATCGTTATGATGTGTTTAGTTTTGATACATTCAAGAACCTACCTGAAAACTTAAATTATACAGGGGGAAGTGCTTGTAATTTACACCTTGAAAATGAAAACCAATACTGGTTAGGTGTTTATGAAATGCCATCAGGTTCAACATCGTATAACCCATCAAACGCAAAGTTGTTAAATAGTTTGGCGTTTATATTCGTTCCTGTTGAAAACGAGTTCTATACAGGTAATACTGCGAATGTTGAACCTAATAAAATCTACTATAAGAATGGAACTGGTATAACACCTACACCATCAAATACCGCATCACCTACGCCTACCCCTTCAATTACCCCAACGAACACAGGGACACCTACACAGACACCAACGAATACTGCGACACCGACTTTAACACCAACGAATACACCAACAAATACTACCACACCGACTTTAACACCAACGAACACACCAACAAATACTACCACACCGACTTTAACACCAACGAACACACCGACCCCAACTTGTCCTGTATTTACAACACAATATCTTAAAACAATAACAGATAATTCTGGTGGTTTTGGAAAAATTATTGTAAGTTTGTATAGCGATATTGGTCTTACAACACCAACAAATGCGATATGTGATTATGTTGTGTCTGGAACACTTATGAATGTTGGAAATCAATATAACTGGTCTAGAACAATAACAAGTGGTTCCCAGTCATCATCGGGTGCTACTGGATATGGTATTATTACTGATGTAATAACTACATCAGTTATACCAAGTTGCGGTTGTGTTATTGTTATACCAGAAATACCACCTACGCCGACACCAACGAACACAGGGACACCCACGCAGACACCAACGCCAACACCTTCACCTACATAATAGGTATGATATACAAACTAAACTACAAACAATAAAGGAATAACATATATTTATAGAATATGGAAAGTAATACAAATCCACAACCAAAGATACATTCGTTTAATGTTGATTATCAAATCAACAGATTAGACACCCGTGAAAACAGGGAAGCAACAGAACGCAGTAAGCCGTGGGTTCTTTGGGGGTTAAAAAATGATTACCCACAATTTATCCTTCAAGTAAAAGAACATTCACCTACGATGTCGGTTGCGATTGATGCGAAGGTAAATATGACTTATGGTGATGGGGTTGAAATAGAAGGTCTTGGTAATGTTCTTGTGAATAAGTTTGAGACCATTAGTGAATTATATTACAAGATTTTTTACGACATTTGGTTATTTGGGGGCTATAGCCTTGAGACGATAAAGTCCCGTGATGGCAGCAGAATTGAAAGTATTTACCATATCCCATTCCAAGATGTTCGTGTTGGAAAAAGCGATGTGGATATTCATAATAGGGAAGAAGGAACTTTTTATTTTTGTGAAGATTGGCAAAATACACAACAAAGAAGATTAGTTGTAAAGTTTAATTCCTTGAATATGGAAAGCCGTGAAGGAAGGGAAATGGTATATTGGAAAGATTACACCCCAACGATGAATAGACATTACCCACTTACACCATACCAATCATCAATAGATAGTTGTGTGTTGGAAGCAGAAGTGTATGAGTTTCACAAGACAAACCTAGCAGCATCACTTATGCCGAACTTATTTGTAAGTTTGATAGGAGACCCTACCCCTGAAGAAAAACTTGAAACCTACGAAGAATTGGTTAGGTCTTATCAAGGAAAACAAGGACAGAAACTTATGTTGGCATTCAGTAATTCAAGTGAAGAAAGACCTGTTATTGAACCAATCAGTAATACGGGTAATGATACATTCTATACTGAAATATTACAAATGTGCGTCCAAGCCATTCTTACGGGTCAGCAAATAGCCAGTCCGCTTCTTCTTGGGATTAGCACATTAAACAATTCGGCATTCAGTCAAAACGCAGAAGAAATAAATGTAGCGTGGAACTTGATGATGGAAACAACAATTAAGCCGATGGTTAGAAAAGCAAACGCATCTATTGAAAACATATTATCGTTGAAATACAATCAACCAATTAAATTGATAAACAAGTTTAGAAATCCTGAATTATGATATATTGGATAAGTGAAGATTATGTCCGTGATAATTTACCTGTAGAATATTCCCTTTTAAGCGGCAACATTCTTCCAGCCCTTCAACAGAGCCATTTTATCAACGCCAGAGACATCGTTGGTGATAGGTTATTTGATAAGATAAATGAATTGATTTTAACCAACACGATTGATGACCCTGCTAATGAAAGGTTCAAGTTCTTATTGGATAATTACCTACAGAATGTAGTGTTGTATTGGACTATGGTTTATATGACTACCAACCTATTAGCCAAATACGCAAACAGGGGTATTCAATCACAACAGGGGGAGTTTTCTAATAATGTTGATTTGTCTGTATGGCGAACCTTGAAAACGGAGTTTAGCGATTTAGCAACATATTATAGTCAAAGATGTAATGATTGGTTGTTTTGGAACCAGAATGACTATGTCCCATATTATACTTATATGCTGACTAATGGTCTTCAACCTGCGAACCCCCGTGATAAGTTTAGAAATGGTGGGATTGTTTTAGGGGCTCGTAGGAGATTTTCCTATAACAATATGTGCTGCTACTAATAAAGTGTCTTAAACATCAATTAAAGTGTATCTACCAAAGTATAATCGTGGGGAGAGTATATCGGGTTATGTTGCCCGTTGTTCGTCTAGTCCTGATATGGTTAAAAATGTAGGACAGATTGGGGTTAGAAGGGACATCTGTAAAGAACACGCAGAACAAATTAGGGTTGCTATTAGACAACCTTTTACTGAACCTGAACGAAAGTTGGGTCAAAAATAATTTAACTATTTTTCTTTCTTATTTGACTTTTGTATAATAAAGGTGTATTTATTGTATAATTGTATAAAAATATAAAATATGGAAAATAGAAAATGTATTATGGTAGATG